TCGTAGACTTCGTTAAAGTCAGCGAAGTTCACCATTTACTATTTACATATAATTTTTTTCGGCGAGTATATTAAATGAGTCACCTCGAAAGTATCCAGGAATGTGAGACTCCTCTGAATACACTCTTTTTTTCGGATTTCAACAAGAATCTTCTCCAGAGGGGTATCCGCCAGGCGTTTAAGAACAAGACTGGTATCGCCATCGACTACCAAAATCCCGACGACCTCTATGGTATCATGCGGATGGTATTCATCAACAACTCTGGTGACCATTACAACCGCGTAAATGAACAAGTCAGGGAGATTAACACCCGCGTCATCGAGACTGCCATGGGTCAGATTCAGACTGGTGTGTCCCAATACATGGCATACAATCGCGACATCGACACGATCAGCGTTCCCCTGGATCAACCCGTGAATACCAGTACCGTGGGGAAGAAGATCGACTTCAATGACAAGATCGGTATCAATTAAAGATTGGCCACCAAGAGAATATAAGTCACGAATGAGTTTAAATTATTACAAGGATGAAACGGAGAAGGTTTGTAAGCTAAAGGGTTGGGATCGCGCCGCTGTTGATACTGTGTGGCTGCTACTCACAGAAGAATTCGGTGAGCTCGCTTCAGCCATTCGCCAGTACAAAAAGACCTACAAAAAGACGAACCTGAAAAAGGAGCGTGGGACGGATGTCATGATGGAAATGGGGGACGTATTCAGTTACCTCTTTCAATTGGCACACATGCTGAATGTGGATCTCGATAAGATGTGGAGTGAACACCGATTTAAAATGAAAGACAAGAAATATAATCTGAAGTAGTAGTAATAACGATGAGTAAGTTTATGCTCGACGATGATGATGCGATCAACGACGTCAACCCATTTGTCGAACATGATTTTTCCCTTCCAGGGGGTGTGCGACAGACGGGTGATTTTAGTGATTTTGTCGAGGTGAGGAAGGGTCCTGGGCTTCCAGTTGATAAAAAGAGCGTTTTCTGTAATACAGGTTTATGTGCGGATGAGAAGAAACCTTGTCGCATTAATAAGGTTGTTCGACCTAAGCGTAACATCGACTATGGGTTTACGCGACCAGAACCCAAAAAGGTAGTGACGGTTGGTGTCTCTAACAAGAGTATCCCATATCTCTGGATCGCCTTGGTGATCCTCATCATTGTCCTAGCTCTATTATACGTAAGACGTTGAAAAAGTACGTAAGTCTGGATTCATCCACACATTCGAGAATCGCCTGTGGAACATACTTTTTACACAACTTTACGAGGAATTCCATCTGCCAAGCACTCTCTACGTTTACATAGGGTGGTTGGAACGTTGGGTCAATTATTTTTACAGCATGTGCAATTCGGACATATGTTTTTTCGGGTTGGTCATAAGACATGATTGACTCGAGACTGAGTTCGTTCATTCGCTGTAGAGCTTCAACCGTCCTTTTAACCATCGTGTCGAGAAACTTTTCGTATGGGATCGAACGCTTCGTGGACTGAATATGCGTCCAGTCTCCTAGAGGTTTGGTATTAATATAATCTGTGAATGTATCATACCCCTTTCCTTTCGTGTACCGATCATACACGATTTCGACATACGATAGGTCCGATTCCACATCATGAACATGCTTGGCCGATTTAACGAAGGATGTCATCTTTTTAAATATCAGCTTTTTTCTTTAAACACCTAAGTCAATTCAATTGATATATAAAACTATGTTCTCTTCAATCGCAAACAACAGTTTTTCGTATCTCCTCACTCTCGATGAGATACGAAAAGGTCTTCCCGACGAAACGAGACCTTCGTGGATAAAGATCACGACGATCACGATGGTTTCAAGTTTTGAACAGGTGATTGATATTAAAAAGCTTCGTGAAGCGTTCGAGCGTGTTGGGTCGTACAAGATGAGACGCCAGGGTATGGATGTGGATGGTTTTGAATGGAAATTGAAACCAACTACATTCTACAATCAGGTCACTCTCACGTATCACGATACGTACAGTACGAAATCAGTAAAGGTGTTTCCGAATGGTTCGATACAGGTTGCGGGGTGTTGTGACTTGTTTGACTGTAAACGTATCATCACCCAACTTGTTCAAATTTTCAAAAACTTTTTGGGACTCGACATCAAGGTCTCTTCGGACGCCTTCCGCGTTGTCATGATCAACTCCAATTTCAGTCTCAACTACAACGTCAATCTCATGAAAGTGGCTGATTGGTTTGAAGCATACTCGGACATTTTCAAAGTCTCCTTCGAACCCGACAGGTACTCAGCCGTCAAAATTAAGTTCAAACCTGCACATGACATGAAAGAGATTACGTGTAGCATCTTCAGCACAGGCAAGATTATCATCACGGGTGCTGAGACTCTCAAAGAGATTGCTTTCGCCTACAACATCATCATCAATCACATTAATGAGAGACCCGACATTCGAGTATCGAGGACGGAGGAGACGGATGTCTTTGATATTTACCTGGGATACAAATGTGATCCATTTGTCGAAAAACTTAGAGAGAGGGGGTTCGAGTCTTGGATACAGACGATTACCAATAGGCGAATTAATTTCTGATGTAATATTAACAAAATGTCTCAGCGACTTGGTATGGCCGATGGTCGGTGCTTCACCATAAACTCCTCAGCGCAGCTCTTCAACAATTATGTCATGAAGCAGAATGGCATCACGTTCGAAGACAACTACTCGTATCGTCAACTTCTCCAAAAGCAGGGTCCCCAACTCATGTCCAAGGTGCAGGAGCAACAGGGAAAGGCTGACTGCAACAACTGCAATGTGCCCATGCTCAAGATGCCCGATATCTACTAGGTGAGCGAAATCACGAAAAAAACTTTAAAACCATCCTATAGAATGTCGACATGTGCCATATGTCTCAATGAAGTCAAATCGACGAGGACAAATCCGCCGATTCGATGTGGACATATGTTTCATTCCCACTGTCTACAGAGATGGAAGGAACAAGGTAAGAATACGTGCCCCACGTGTAGAAAAGTGTTTGATGCTTCGCAATTTAAGATTGTTGTCACGATTCAGAACAATTACACAGCAGCTGCAAACTCTGTGTCCTTGAATGAAGAATCTATTTTTGATGTTTTAGACCTTTTTGACATAACTTTCGATGTTGAGAATCAGCCCGACTTAGACAGTATTCTTGCGGACCTTGGGGTGAGTCTTTCCGACTTTGATCCCACGGTTCTTGACGCAGAATGAACTACAATACGTTTCATAGTTCAGGCCAGGATAGTTTCTCGAAGCTTTGCGGGGGTCTGTAATAGATTTTCCCTTCGCATCCACAAGAAGGGGTCCGGTCGCCCAACCACGTTTATGACTAAAAACATTCGCCTTGAAGACAATACGTTTCCCCACCTTGAATGTACCACCTCTCTTTACACGAGACTCGGGAACTTTAAAGAACTTAGCTACAGAGACCACAGTGTCACCGGGTTTGATCTTATACTCAACCACACTGTGCTGTTTGTAAAAATGAAAGTCACCTTGGCGGATATAGTTCGTGGGTCGACCAGGAGACACGAACATCATGACCTTATAGTACCCCTTCTTACACTTTTCATTCGCTTTGGCCCTGTACACCTTCTTGGGGTTATCCGATACGACGCGATTCGGGAGTCCAGTACAGTGTGTGTACGTATGATTTCCGTTGGAAAGTCCCGAGCGATCACCGGGTATAGACTTTTGCCAGCGATACGCTTCATAATCACCGACAGCATAGGCATAACAATTGTTGTTCCCGATACCTTTTTGTGAACCCCATCTCCGATTCGTAAACGTACTTTCAGATCCACTCGGGGGTGGTCCTTTCATATAGAATCACTTGAGAAAAAAATGTCGGTACATAACAAATGATCCAGGAAGTTACCAAAGCCGAAACCAAATCTGACGCGCTCACCGAGATGCTCATCTTTGTGCTCATCACGCTCATCAGCACTTTCCTCCTCCGTCTCGTGTGGAACCGCTCCCTCGTGAAGCACATCACCGTGCTGAAGCCTATCGGTACTCTTTTGGATGCGTTCATTCTCGCCCTTTCCCTCCAGGTTGTCCGTGGTATTTAAACCTCTTTGTACCCGACAGTCGTCTCACCATTGGGATGCTTTAAGGTAGGGAAGGCTTTCATGCCTTTGCACCCCTCCTTGTCACAGTCGACAAAGGTGTGCGCCTTACCATTCTTTTTCATGTAGTCCAACTGCTTTCGAGTCCAACCACAACCCATGGTCCCGAAAACAGTCCAACCGTTCCCCTTAGGGGCTTTCTTACCAGTCTGAAGAAGAATCACGAGATCGATAATCGCGAGAATGGCGAAGGCGAGCATTTTATTATACGTAAATATTAAAAAATGTCTTCGACCGTGTTGTCTATTGGAAACAAGAATGTCACGCTCAAATACACCAGGAAAATGCCCCGTGGTGAAGTTGAACGGATGAAATCATTCGTCACTAAGAA